AGGAGTAATGAGTGGAGAATGGGTGTCGAAATTAATGAATGGGGCCGCCCAGTACGTTATGCGTTTTTAACTCGTCACCCTGGCGATTATTGGTTCCAGAATGTTTCAGAGAAAGATGGTAAGCATGTATTTCTTCCAGCAGCGGATGTAATTCATTTGTTTTTACCGGAGCGGCCACAGCAGAATCGGGGTGTGCCTTGGTTCCATCCTGTGATGGTTGACGCGCATCAGCTGGCAGGATATGAAGAAGCCGCTGTCGTTCGTGCTCGCGCTGGCGCAAGTGTCATGGGCTTTATCACTAGCCCAGAAGGCGAGCTTGACGGGGATGATGTTGAAGACAGCCGCCGGATTAGTGAGTTTGAGCCTGGTATGTGGAAGTATTTAGAGCCTGGTCAGAATGTTGAAGTTCCAGACATCAGCTCACCTGACCAGCAATTCGAGATGTTTGTGAAGAATAAGGTTCGGCGTTTTGCGTCAGGTTTTGGTTGTTCTTACGAGACGTTATCGCGTGATTTCAGCGAGACGAATTACAGCAGCAGCCGGTTGAGCTTGCTGGAAGATCGCGAGCACTGGAAAGTTGTTCAGTCTTATTTGATTGAAAACTTCCATAATCGTGTGTTTCGCGAATGGCTTGATCTTGCCGTATTGGCTGGGGAGCTTCCGTTCGATGATTACGATTCACGTCCTGAGCGTTATGACACTCCGCGATGGATGGCTCGCGGATGGGATTGGGTCGATCCATTGAAGGAAGCAAAAGCTTATCGCCAGATGGAGCAGGCTGGTTACATGACCAAGGCTCAGATCGTCGCGAAGCTTGGCGGAGACTTCTTTGACAACCTCACTGAGTTCTCTCGTGAACAGCAAGCAGCCGAAGAGCTTAACGTTGAACTTGATCGTGACATTATCGATGAACTCCCAGAGGAGGTTGAGTAATGCCTGCTATGCCAACTAAAGGTATGCGCGAAGAAGCGCAACGTTATAGAGATTGGAAAGAGGATGGCCGTGATGGCGGCACTGAAGTAGCTGCTCGTCGCGCCAGTCAAATCCTTAGCGGCAACGAGCTTAGTGACGACACAATTGTTGAAATGAGTGCTTGGTTTGCTCGCCACGAAGTAGACAAAAAAGCTGAGGGGTTTAGCCCTGGCGAGGAGGGTTACCCTTCTCCAGGCCGTGTCGCCTGGGCTGCCTGGGGCGGAGACGCTGGCAAGGCTTTTTCTGATCGCACTGTTGAATCTATGGACCGCTCAATTGATGAAGAGACCAGAGCAGAACCCGACGAATTGAAAGTCGGTGATTTCGTTCGTTGGAACACTCCTGGCGGAAACGCTCAGGGCAAGATCACGAAAATTGTTCGCGATGGCCAGCTCGACGTACCTGGCGCAGAAGTTGTAATTAATGGCGAGGAAGACAATCCTGCAGCGTTAATTCAAATTTACCGTGAAGGGAGCGAAGGTTGGCGTGAGACTGATGTTTATGCAGGACATAGATTCAGTACACTGAAAAAGATCGCAGCCTTACGCGCAATGGAACTTACTACGGAGGTGCCAGATGTCGTCGCAGAAGAGAGTTCTGAGCAGGGATTGTCTCGCGACCTTGAGGGCAAAACATTTCAGCGTTCTGAAGCAACAAGTTTCAGGATGGTTGATGAGAGGAGCATGGAGTTTCCATTCTCGTCTGAATATCCCGTGGCTCGTTATTTTGGAAACGAGGTCTTGAGCCATGGCCATGAGTCCGCAGATCTTTCGCGGCTCAACGATGGCGCACCGCTTCTTTACAACCATGATCCAGATCGCATGATCGGCGTTGTCGAGCGTGCATGGATTGATGGTGATAAAAAGCGTGGCTATGCCAAAGTGCGTTTTTCGCGCAATAAACTTGCGCAAGAAATGCTAGACGACGTTCGCGATGGAATACTTCGCGGCGTTTCTTTCGGCTATTCCATTGATAAAATGGAGGAGCGCGAAGGTGAATTCGTAGTCACCGATTGGCGAGCTTACGAATGCAGTTTGGTCAGCTTACCTGCTGATCCAACTGTAGGGATTGGACGTTCTCTAGTAGAACCCAATGCCGACATTAACGTTGGAGTCGATCGTTCTTTAGAGGACGTTGACTCTGATATTGAAACTGCGGCTTCGACCGCATCTCCCGTAAACACAGTGACTGAAGTCATGGAAAGCACCACAACTGATGTGGAGGTGATCCGGTCCGAGGCCGTAGAGGCCGAACGTACCCGGATTGCATCCATCAACAAACTCGGCGAGCGTCATAACCTCTCCGATCTTGCACGCGAATTGATCTCAGGCGGCCAGTCCGTTGATGAGGCTCGCGCTGCTGTCCTCGAAAAAATCGGAACTCAACCAGTGGAACACAGCATCACCGCCAACGACATCGGCCTCTCCGATAAGGAGACCCGGCGCTTCAGCTTTGTAAAAGCTCTGAACTATCTCTCCAACCAGGGTGATGCTCAGGCTCGTCGCGATGCAGCATTTGAAATTGAAGTTGGCGAGACTGCTGCCAAGCAGTACGAGCGTTCTTCAAACGGCATCGTCATTCCTAACGAAGTTCTTCGTCGCGACTTGGTTGTAGGTACACCTACAGCTGGTGGTGACTTGGTTGACGACGTGCTTCTGGCTGGAAGCTTCATCGATCTGCTTCGTAACCGCTTGTCAATTGCTCAGGCTGGTGCAACGATGCTGACCGGGCTGCAGGGAAACATTTCGATCCCTCGCTTGACCTCCAGTGCGACGGCTTACTGGATTGGTGAAAATTCTGCTCCTGCGGAATCACAGCAGGCCATCGATCAGGTGAATATGACACCTAAAACCGTTGGCGCATTTGTTGATTACTCAAGGCGTCTTCTGCTTCAAAGCAGCATCGACGTTGAAGGCATGGTTCGCAACGACCTTGTTCGGGTTATCGCACTGGAAATTGACCGCGCTGCTATTTACGGCACCGGCTCTTCCAACCAGCCTCAAGGCTTGACTAATGTGAGTGGCATTGGTTCCGAAACTTTGACCAGCTTTGGAACTTTTGCTGAGTACATTGCAATGGAGACCGATGTTGCTGCAGCTAACGCTGACGCAGGCGCTCTTCGTTACATCATTAACGCTTCGGCCCGTGGCGCTCTGAAATCCACAGAGAAGGCAAGCAATACGGCTCAGTTCGTGTACGAGAACGATCAGATCAACGGTTATCCCGTGATCGTTTCCAATCAGCTCGCTAACAACGATGCCTTGTTTGGTGACTTCTCCATGTTCGTCATGGGCATGTGGTCTGGCCTGGATCTGACTGTTGATCCTTACGCTGGCGCAACTGCTGGTACTGTTCGCGTCATTGCTCTTCAGGATATTGACTTTGCTGTCAAGCAGCCTGGTGCGTTCTGCCTCGGCACCTGATACTCATGAAAGTTGAGATCACACGCAATGTGATGATCAACGGGGAGTCTGTGAAAGCAGGCTCCTTTGTTGAAGTCGAGCATGGCGTTGCAACGCTGCTGATTAGTAGCGATAAGGCCAAGGTAGCTGAAGAACCTAAGCCCCTAGCTGAGGTTGCTCCAGCTTGCCCTCCCAAGCCTTCGATTCGACGTGGGCGCACCAAACAATCGTCTGGAGAAGACTGATGACAATTCTTTCTGTAGGGCTTGAAAAGCTTTCGCATTTTGCGCTAGCACCTACTGCTTCACGCACTTCTGCTCTTGACGGCACTGCTGTTGACTTGAATGATTACGAAGGCGACATTTGCGTGATTCTCGATGTCGAGAATGGCGGAACATCAACTTTAGATGTCAAGATTCAGTCAGCAGACACTTCCGGTGGATCGTATTCTGATGTCACTAACGCTGTATTCACTCAAGTGAGCACAAGCGCAAGCAAGCAGACTCTAGTCTTCGCTAAAGGAACCGCCAAGCGTTTTATCAAAGTTGTTTCAACAGTTTCAACGTCAACTCACACCTATAGCGTCAATGCTTTTGGTGCTTTGAAGTACGCCTGATAGTTTCATGCGTCTGACAGGAGTCGGGCGCTTTTTCATGCCTTGATAAGGTTGAACAGTTATGATGTTCGAGTAAGGAGCTAGGCAAGAGATGAGCCTTCCACGAATCGGTGGTTTTTCGGCCCCAGCAACTGCAGATTTTGCTGACCTTGACTATGACGGCAGCAGCCGGGTAATTACGATTACCTATAAGCAGGGCGGTTCTGGTGGCGTTGTGGTTGGCGTGTTGAATATTACTTATGTCGGTGCTAGTACCGATGTTGATACTGTTTACTGGACTATCTGATCATGGCGTATAAGTTCAATCCACTACTAGGAGTCGGTCTCGATAAAGTAGGAGCAGGCGGCGGCGCTGCAACTCCTGGTGGTGCTGACACCCAAGTTCAGTTTAACGATGGTGGCGCACTTGGCGGTGACGCGGGTCTTGCCTATAACAAAACGACTGACAAGCTTACTGTTGGCGGCGACATTGATCTAGGCACTGTCGGAACATTCAGCACCACGTTGCAGACGGTAACACCAACCGCTAACCGGACAGTCTCAATTCCTGATGCAACTGGAACGATTGGTCTGGTTAATGGTCCTACTGGCAGTATCCAATTCAATCAAGCGGGTGCATTAAACGGCACCAGTGATTTCAGCACAACGCTGGATTGGAATAATGCAACAACAACGTTTACTGGACTTAAGCTAAATGTAACTGATACCGCCAGTGCTGCTGATAGTAAGCTGCTTGATCTGCAGACTGGTGGGACGAGCAAGTTCAGTGTTGCAACAAATGACGCGGGGCTCGGTGGAGCAGCGGGGCCTGCAGTGCTTATTAGTGGGCTTGTTAATATACAAAAATTTTACGGATCTGCTTTTATTTCACACAACGCAGGTGCTGCTAATGGGTTAAAGATTGGTCAAAATATTAATGGGTTTCTTGACATTAGTGGAAGTGACAATGGCGTTAAGTTTCGTCTTTTAAATGGTGAGGCATGGCTGACAACAGATGCCGCCCACACCTTCGCCCAACGCAACGGCACCAACGCTCAAGCATATCGGCTGTATAACACCTACACCAACGCCTCGAATTACGAACGTGGATTCTTCCAGTGGAACACCAACGTCCTTGAGATTGGCACAGAGAAAGGAGGTACGGGAGCATCAAGGAATCTTAAGTTATCTG